CCAGTGGCGTTGTCACCTAGCTTGGCCATCTCAGCTTCTAAGGATACTTCCTCGACAGCCTCAGACTGGGCTTGCAGTATCTCCCATGCACGATCAAACGCGTCCTGAGACATGTTCGTTTCTTCGGCAAACGTCTTTAGCTCAGCAAACAAAGCATCGTCTTGCTCGATACCTTCAGGGGCTTGGTAACCATCTTTAGGCGCACCCTTGAACCCACCAAAGCGCTTCTCAAGCTCGGTATACGCCTTGGCTTGGTCTGCAATAGACTTGTATTTGTCGGCCTTAAACCACTCGGGGGTGTCCCCTGTGCCCTTAATGCCTTCGGTTAAAAAGTACTCACCCTCGCCCAACTGTGGATTAGCAGCGTCCACCAGTGAAGTCAGGGTGTCGTTTTGTGTAACATCGTTACTCTCTACGGCCTGTTCCATAAGTTATCTCCATGGATATTGAATAACAGCCCTTTTAGGACTGACCTGCTGGTGTTTCAACAGGATTTGCATGATTCGGCGCTCACCATTCAGCAGCGCTAAGTCATTCACATCGATCCAATCCAAGTGCTGTTCTTCCTTGTAGCATCGGAATGCTCGGAACTTATGCAGGTATTGGAATTTATCGAATCCATATTGTTCGTGTAACTTATCCAGCCATTCAAACTTAAAGCCTGAACTTTCTAACCATGGCTTTTCATCACACACAACATCGTATTTGGGCTGTGCTTTACGCCCGCGCTTTGTTTCGGTCATAGTTTTTCCGCTTGCTTCGTTAAGTGAATAATGAACTTAACCACTCCCGCTTCACCATTATGATAGGCCGCCTCATACTCGATGTTCTGCGAGTTGAAGTCTGTACCGTTATCCATGACAAAGCGGTTAAGTAAGTCCTCCAGTACTTTAAAACCGTCTTCAGTAGAGAAGCACCGACTATAAGCCTTTGCTAACTCTACTTGCTTCTCTCTTATTTCTGCCTTCTTTGCTTCAGCGTCTTTCTGGTTTACTTCTAATTGATCCCAACTCATACGGCCTCTTGTTGTTGTTGTCCCATCTGTGCAGCTTGAGCACCAGCCTGGATGATCTGTTGTTTCTCAGATTCAGACCGCACTAGCTCGCTAGACATACCAGTCTTCTCAGCCGCCCATGTACCGAAGTTTTCAGTCTTAAACGCCATCATCACCTGTTCAGGGCCAGCAGTAGACAAGACAAACTGCACGGCTTGCTGTACAGCCATTAGGTCTTCTGAGTCCTGAGCACGCGCTAGTGGACTGGTGAACTTGATATCAACGTCCCTACCCTCTAGCTGTAAAGGCGTGATCAAGCCCCTACGGGTTAGGATAGATACAACACGTTTGAGAATAGGTACAAGCACCTCAGTCTGCAAACGACCGAACGCTGAACCGATACGCTTGGCTAACTCTCTCGCCTCAATCGCTATTTCAGTAGCAGAGCGAACAGGGCCAGTAGGGTCGCGCAGATCATTAAACAACGCCACTTTAATAGCATTCTGCAATTCCATGATCTCGAACTGAGCCAGCTGTAAGTTAGCACCAGTGTCTAAACGCTGGATAGACGGGTTGCTTGTGTTGTTCGAGCCTACGGGAATAACAATACCTGGGCTGATAGTGATGTTGTAAGGGTTGGTCACACCATCATCCGTAGCCGTATACATACCCGCTAGATCAATGGCAGCCTTTTGCAGTACGAACTCTTTAGCCTTATTCAACGAACGGACGTCAGGCAGTGTCTGCATAGCAGGCCCACGACCACGAACCTCACCAGCTACTTTCGTGTATCGACCAGTTACCCAAGGTGAAGTAACACCGAAGTCTTCAAACCATGAGATCGAATCTTCACCATCACACCAAAGCATACCGTAGTAGCGCTTCATCTTCGGGCAGTACACAACACCTTCATGCACGCCCACTTCGTTATCAGGTGAAGACTTAATCAGGTTAGCGATCTTCTCACTTGGCTCAAACCCTTTGTACATGCGTTCGAGTAATCGGGCCTTAACCTTCATTCTACGCCAGTGAGTTTCAATCGTACCGTATGGGCCTTCTTCAAACGCAATGCCTTTCTGCGGGATAGCGTGAAAGACAAAGGGCATATCGTCCTCGTCTGTCTCATCTATCCGCAAGGTGGCAGTACCGACCAGCAGGTCTAAGGCAGCCTCATAGAACTGCGTGCCGAAGTTGGAACGGTTGATATAATCAAAAACTATTTCCGCCTGGCTCTCTAGGTTCTCGCGTATATCGGTCTCACTGACACCATAGTCACCAGTTTCTAAGAGCTTCAACACCTGTTCACTCGGCTGAAACGTAGCCCAACGCGCCCAAATAGGTGCGATGTTCTCTTGTAACTTGCTAGCACCCTGTTGAATAGCCGTCAGTGAAGTGGAGTCGAATATGCGATCCATCTTCTTCTGACCTTTATCTTCACGGTCGAATAGGTTTCTCTGAGGCAAGAAGTACTCGTACACGTCAGATAGCTGTGTATGCCACATGGCTTCACTATCGAACGCCTTTTTCTCACGGGTTACGATGTCGTTAAACGATCCCAAGTGTTCAGGTATTTGCATGATTTTTTACCTTTGCTGGCCACCCGAAGGCATAGAGAAACCACCACCACCGAACATGGATGAGATACCACCGACCATAGACGTACGGCCACCAGTAGCAGCACCGCCGCCAGCAGTAGCACCACGCCCCGCAGCTTCAGCACGCGTTCTAGGTGCGCCGCCTAATAGACTAGCCTTGCCTAGCTTGCCACGTGACATAGCGCGGAATCGGTCTTCCTGTTCCTCGATTTCTTTATCGAGCATGATTTGCTGTCTACGCTCTACCGCTACTTCTTGTGCAGACTTTTTCGGAGCTTTTGGTTTCTTCACTGTTTCAGCCTCTTATAGAGTTGATAGGGTGTAAGGATGAACGGGTCATTCATCCCCAGTATTTGTTTGGCATGGCCCACACATGTATTCAACATGAATAGACTGCGTTTAACTTGTTTGCGTTCCGCTTTAACAACAATAACTTCGTCTAGTTTAAATGGTTGGTCGTCTAAAGTAAAAAGATCAAAGTACTGCTCAGTCTTGCCGTAGATAATCCATCGCCCTCTATCAGGTATTAGAACGTAGCAATGCTGAATGAATGGGTGCAGAAACTTAGACCACCAGTGCCCGCTATCCTCGGTAAAGACGATGTACACATCAGAAGACACTAAAAGCCACCTTAGCCTGCATAGGACGGTCAAACGATTGCGCCCTAGTCAGCGCCTGTCTGCCTTCGCCTTCGCCCTGTAACGCGTACTCGAGAGCTTCTACTGGGTGTGAGTATTCATTCTTATCTGGCTCATCGGTATAGCGGTCACCAGATACTTGTATGCGCCGATAACAGAAGCCACCTTGTAGGCCCTTGCGGATCATCCTTGCCTTGGGCAGTACATGGAATCGAGGCTTACCATCCATGCAGTTTTCTTTCATGGGTATTTCAAGTGCCGCACGTCTCATCGCAGGGTCATTGGTACTAGTGGGTGAACAGGGAATCCCTGCAGCCCTTATGATCTTAAACGGGGTATCAGCATTAGCCTGGTTCTTGTTGTCGCCAGATGGATCGCCCCAGCCCTTGAACTTGTGGTTAGGGTAGTTAGCGTCAATGTACCGCTTGAGCTGTGGTGCAAAGTCTACCGCACCGCTATCCGTCAGGCAGAACTCATCGAAGCATACCCACCTGCCCATACTTGTGCGCTGTAGGAACGCACACGCAGGGGTTCGCCCGAAGTCAAAGCCGAGGATGATAGGGATATCAAGTGACGGCGTGAATTCAGAAGGCGAACAGTGTACCGAGTCCACATACATCGGATGCACTGGCTTGCCTGAACTAACAAAGCCATACTCATTGGCTAGGTTTACTTTGATCCAGTCGTCTGTTTTACCCTGCAAACCGCGCTGATAGTAAGCAGTTGGCAAGTTATCCAGATTCTCGGCGTCAGGGTTGACACGCCATTGGTCACCATCCTTAAAGACACCGCCTGGTTGACGATGGAATGCCCAGCCTTCGGGTCTCTCTTCCTCGGCTAGCTTGTAATACCAGTGATCT